GATCCACACCCTGAAATGAAAGATGTGGCGGTGAGGATAACCCAAAAAAGATACGTCATATTCGTCTCCTGTAGCCAACGCTGGATCTGTCAGCGCCGCCGGATATTTATGTATGCCTTCTTTGCGAAAGGTAACCCAAATCATTTTAAGTGGGCGGATGTCTTGTTTAATAATCATACTATTTTATCGTTTTTGTAGGCAGTCCACGGAGTGAACTTACTGCGGTCTTTGAGAGTGTGTAGACTATGCGACCACACACCGGGATTAGTAGCATTAAAATCTTTATCGTCGATTTTAATCATTGTATTATAATTCCATAATTTAACGTAAGGAATCGGAACTCTTATCTGGGGAATAAAATTATTATGATCATTTAATCCACCGTCATTAAATTGCTCAACAGCACTTAGTGGAATATCTAAACTACATAGATAATCTTGATCTAGGAAATATGTAATCATACTTTCCCATGGAGACCATGTATCAAGGTTGTCGTCTACTGGTTTAAAACTATGATTTGCACCAAAGAAAATATGCTTGATATGTTTAGTATTATCGAGTAAACAATTTTCATCGCCTAATATACGTTCAATTGCTTCTATAGGCTGTACTCCTGTAACAAACAATGTACGCATACCAAATGCAGGTGTATGTTCAACCTCATTGCCAATGAAGAACGTTACTGCTTCGCTAATACCTGTATCGTAGTCACGCTTCATTTTTTTTCTTTTCCTCGTAAACTTTGAACATTCGTGTTACATCTTCCATACGTCTTTGAAAAACGTCAGGTGCACCTTCACTTGCACGATCTAAATCATACTCACTTGGATAATGACGCAAGCACCATCTAGCTTGTTCCTTCATATCTTTTGATAAACCGCTTCTAGTATTCAAGATGGATTCTAAAAACTTTTTAGTTTCCATAACTGAGCGATATCTTTCATCAGGTAATGTCATGCTTTACTTCGTCTTCTAATTGATCAAGTTTACTAATATCAAATTCTTCGTCTTCTAATTGTACAGTCTCTTCACCTACTTCTTCAAATAGATTGGTAAAATATGTACTAGCATTAACTGTTTTCTTACCAGTAGCACCACGTGTGCCAATAATGCTCATCCAAAAGCGACTATATTCTTCAACTACTGCTTCAGCAATTCCTCTGTCGCTAGTAGCAAAAATGGCTTCAACAACATCTTTAAAATATAGTGTATCAAATTTTTCTTGTACTAACATAGCAGGAATCTTACCTGCATCATATTGACGATTGGCTTCTTGCACAGCATTGACATGCATCCAAACATTATGTCCCATCATGATAGCATAGCTGAATGAATCCCAGCTTGTTCTATTGCTGACTTTTCCTAATTTGTTAACATCCGGCATCACAGACCAATGTGCAGGGTTGTAAGGATCTGGATTTGTAACACCGGGCATAACAGTTCCAGCACCATATATACAAATCTCTTTCATAGTAACTTGGTCTATAACTGGACTGGATTCAAATTTACTAAAAATCTTATCTTGTATTACAGCGTCTTTGAACAGGCGTGTATCTTGGGAGTACTTCTTGTCGTCTGCAGAAGCCTGCATACGATAGACCCATTTTGTTCTGTCTTCGGTTTCTGTGTTGATATAAATTTGTCCATTTGCTGTGGCAAGGAACGGCGAGGCGCAGTCAAAAGAGATGGTAAAGTTTTCATTATGGTATTTTCTCACTGCTCGTTGAATATCAGTTAATAAAGTTGCCCACTCTAACTTAGAGGTGCCTAGGAAGTGCATCCAGTCTTGTTGACCCTTTTCAAGGAGCCCGTCAAATCGCAATGCCACTAACCTTTTTAATACCAAATGTATGTCGCACATGTTCTGTCCGCCCATGCCCCAACCATTGAACGCACGATCACCATACCGCTTTGGATCGCAATACTTTTTCATGCGTTGATACCAATCCTCTGCATCTGCATGATTTTCACCTTGCAGTACATTTAAGAATTTGCAATTACCATTTCTATTATTAACAAAATAATCGTTGTTAATATATGTGCCTTGTACTGCTTCCATGTAGCTACTAATACCGGTCGCCGCAACACCTGACGGACTACGAGCAACCCATGCTGGAATATCAAGACCCATGCCGTAATCCATAAGCGTATCCATCCAAGTAAGAACTTGCTGACGCTTTTTCATAGCCTTGGGGCAATTGGGATCTTTCCAATCAGCAGGCCAAACACCTTTACCAATCTGGAAACCTCCTGAGTCACCTAGTACCCAGCTAGTATTACGATCACGATTGCGAAACATGTCTTCGCTTTCGTCAACTTTATTCAAATCTAAATTAGCATGTCCTGCTGAATACAAACAATGGTCGTAATAAAACATACCCTTGTCCGGATCTAAGTAGTTAAGACCTTCTATACCGTTTTTAAACGAAGTAGGAATACGTGCAGGATCTACGTAATTACTGTATCGTTGTTTGCCTATAAAGGTACTATAAAATCCACTTGTTGCTGGCAAGAAGTAAGCGTAGTCACTTTGATGTGCTGTTAGATTCTTATTCAATTCGACCCCACTTTATTTTTAACCATATTCTTTCTAATCCATAATGCACCGCAGTTAAGATAATATGTATAATAACTGCATCACTTAACCCGGTCCAGATAGCAGTTATTAATAATGCTATTATTCGATAACTTATGGTTCTAACTACTGTGCGCTTATGGAGTTCTGTCATTACTTGCTTTGTGCTGGCAAGATATAATTGTATTCAGCAGTACCGCTGTCTACAGTAATTTGCAATGCACCTGCATCAGCAATACGCATGGTAATGTCACCACTTAGTCCTAAAATGCTTTGCACTTGTTGCACCGGCCATGACCATACCTGCTTCAATTTACCAACGACACTTGGTTGAAACACAAATGATCCTGCGTGTGTGCTTGCATCACCAAAGCTAAACACTAGATTGCCACTGTCTGTTTTAACTTGGAAAACAGTTTCTTCTGTATGGGCCGCGGCTTGAAACTTCAAACGCTGGATAGCTGCCACTGTAGGCTGGAATTCAACTTCCCAACTTGTGCCTTTGTATTTTACAGACTTCAATTTTTCATTGATAATGTCCTGATTCATAAAACGATAGTCGTTTTCAAAGTCACCAATTGAATTTTGAAAATGCAATCCTGTTGGAATGTCTTCACCGTTGCGTTGTTGTGTAACTACTCCAATGCTTGCGCCTTCTTTGTATTCTGGGCACTTCAAATGCAAATCCAACTTGTTCAAGTTGGGCATACCAAACGTGCCTTCAAAATTGCTAACTGGTGAGTGAGTTTTTGCATTAAGGATAACGCTACGATCTTCAGCCATTGATTCAATAACTGTGTCTTTGTTGCTTGCAGTAACCTTAACCAAAGGCAAAAAGCCCAAGCTATGTGTGTGTGCAACTAGGTCTTGTAAAAAGTCTTTCATTTATGATTCTCCATATGTTATGATTATACTTAGATTTTCTGATAATGTCAATGTTTATTTCTAACTTTGTCATTGTATTTCGCCGTTTCTTCTAATACTGTTATAGGAGTATTTAGGTTTTTGGCATACTTGATAAATGCTTTTGTATCCTTGGGAAAGCAAGCCCCACCAAATCCACGACCGCCATCTGGTCCAGGAACTTGGGTATGTGATCCACCAATCCGTTTGTCCTGTGTGATCAAACTACGTACAGTATCATAATCAATTTTACTAGCCTGACAAACATCATAAATTTGATTAAAGAATGCCACTTTGGTTGCTAAAAACGAATTGATACTATATTTTGTTATACTAGCTTCTTCAACGGAGCAATAGAATATACTCTTAAGTTTAGTCAAAGAGCTCCTAAACAAAGTACTCCATAGTTCAAATGGATCGGATCCACCTAGGATCATATAAGTTTGATCAGCAAAGTCTTTATCAGCAGTGGCCGCCCGTAAAAATTCTGGACTATAGCATATCTCATGTTCTGGATAGATAAGTTTTAATTCTTCTATAATATCTATACTGATTGTACTTTTGATTAGCACTGGCATCGAAGTCGGAACCTCATCAAGTACTCCAAATACATCTCTACTATCACAGTTACCGCTAGGAGTGCTAGGAGTTCCAACACAAATGATAATACCATCTGCATCATAGTAATCGACGATCTTATCATCGGTATATTTAGGATCTACGATAACAAGATCATTTTTTTCCTTTAGGGAATTGGCAACAGCCTTGCCAACAAACCCGTATCCTGCAATTAAAATTTTCATATTAAAACTCGAATAGTGAATTAAAAGTATTCTTTTCTTCAGTACTACTGATATCCCACTTTAGAACTCCGATCAAGTTGTCTAATTTGTTATCGATAATGGTCTGTTCCATTTCAGCATGATCAAATGGCAAGTCTTTAAACCATTGCGGAAGTCTTAGTTCGTCAACTGGATATGCAACACTGGTAAAGCCAAGAGGCCCTGGTTTAAGTTTGCACACAATAACTTTGGCGCCGTCTGTAATACCCATACTATACTTGTCATCGTACATGCGCTTTAGTGTGTTCCAATTGATACTTGCACGTACATGTCCGGGCATGTTGGTCTTACCTGCTTTCTTTTCTTTGCCTTGATATTCAGTAATCTTGTTGGCACGTTTTGGACTACCCTTCTCCCAACCAGGTCTAGCTTTAAAACGTCCACGGAATTCAGTAATGTGATCCAGTACTTCTTGTTCTTCCTTGCCCATTAGAACCATTTCAAGTACATCACTTAAAAAGTTCTGAATAAATTCCGGAGTATCACTACGCTTCAGATCCAATCCCATGGCCTTGATCTTACCTGGCTTGCCATCCACATCTGCACGTTTGCCTTCCTTGTCATAGTACAAGACAGCATAACGCTTTTTAGTAATGAATAAACTCTTTGATGCAACAAGTTCTCGACCTGCCTTGATAACTTCACCACGTGCTTTTGGACAATGAAATGCATCTAACATAAACTGTGGGAATGTTTGATTAACTTCCTCACCAATTTGATCGTATAGTTGTACTACTGTTTCTCTAGTCCACGGAATATGTCCAGCAGTGATTTCTTTTTCAAGTGTTTTGTACGCTGAAAAATAGCATGAGTCAGTATCACCATAGATAATTGCTTTACCACGATAGTCATACTCACCGGCAACAATCTCATTGACCTTACCAGCCATATGCTTGACAATCTGACGACCAGTCAGTGTAGTTGATTGTCCAATACGCTTGTCAAAGAATCTACAACCGGCATTGAGAATAGCACCATACAGACTGTTAAGATTAATCTTTTTAACTAGTTGACGTTTATCCCAGTACTCTTCTTCGACTTTATTACCTGCTTTGATTGCTTCTTTGAGTTTGGCCTGCATTTCTTTACGTTCAGCATACCAACGCTTGAGCAATCCGGGGATAATACCTTCTGTTTCGTAAGTAAAGATTGTACCGTTGGCACTTAGTACCCAAGGTTGATTGCTTTCAAAAATCAATCTATATGTTTCGGCGGCACTTAGTATATCAGTATCTCCGTTTTCCCAGTCAATAGTAATGTCAGTGCCAATGGCTTGTTCCATCACACTGGTATATTCTAACGATCCGAACATACCTTCCCATGCTGCCGCAAAACTTTTACCCTTGGCCATCTGTGCTTCGATATATTCGTCTGTCATTGTTTGACGCAACTGCCCGACGATAGTTTCCGGACCCATGTTGAGCGCACGAATGGCTGACGGATAAAGACTGTTAATGTCCAATGATCCGATCCAGTCGTGTATGCCTTCTTTAGGATAAGCAACATACGCACCAGCGGCTTGACTATCCTCACGTTCATCCATTTTAGTTCTATTAGGAACTTGGAATCCACGACGGTGTGCTTCGTTAATAATAGCCTGCTCAGTTACAGCCACGGCACCCATTGTGGTCTGTAGTAGCACAGTGCATTCGTGTGCCAGTGTGTTAGCAAGGTCCAAAAACTTTAGTTTCTTATCTAGTCTATCTAACAGTGAAGTATCTTGTCTGTTGTATTCAATGAATGTTTTAAAGTCATTGTTATACAACTGATCTAATGTGCCCTCGTACTGTGTTTTGCGTTCACCTAGTTCATATTCTGCAATGGCATCTAGTCGATAACTGTGACGTTCTTCATAAGTGTACTTACGATACAGTTCGAGACTATCTAAGTGTACACGACCAATAAAGTCATATGTAACTGACTGACGTCCAAACTTTTCGTATTCTCTGCGTTTAGGAAATTGATCAAACAGACAAAACCGGCGTGTATCTTCCTTACTGAGAACTTTGGTAACACGATTTACAGTATAAGGAATATCATAACCTTCACTATTCCAACCAGTTATGATATCTGCATCTTGAATAGTATCAAGGAACGCATCCAACATCTCTGCTTCTGTTTTAAACAGCATGGTGTTTGGAAATTCTTTAATCTCTTCCTGCGCCTGTTCCCAAGTTAATGTCTTTGGGGGTACAGCAAAACAAACCAGAGTGTCTAACCATTGTAGGTGAACAGCGATAGCAGTAATAGGCATGAATGCATCATCTGGTGTGCTGTAGCCTCGTTCCGGATCAAAGTCCACCTCAATGTCGAAGAACGCTACGTTTAGTTTGGGAGCATCTTGATTTAGATAGTGTTCACTTAGTGTTACAAAGATTGGATTAATGTCCGCCTCAAATAATTGCTTACTTGAATTAATTGCTTGTTCTTTGCGTAGTTCTTTGGTATTCTTACAGACAATCCGTTGTACAGGATCTCCGTAAATTGATTGATGTTTGCCCTTTGGGTCTTTTACATAAAACGTGTGCTTGACAGGAATGTCACGGAACTCACGTTCACCTTTCTTATTTCGTTCAACTACACGAATGATATCATTCTCGCGGTCAAACCATGCGTCTACATAGCTCATATATTCTCCATATGCAATTTGAGGCTTGCAAATACCTTGATGCGGATTATGGACCGCCGACCTTTCTCTTTATTACTTATTAAATCTTTTTAGTAATATCTAAAATAGCTTCAATTTCTGCCCAATCTTCATTGTGACTAGACCAGTCGCCTTTATGTGCAATCTTAATAGCACGGTTAATAACGCTGGGTTTGATATTTAATTCTTCTGCCACTGCCTTGACTGTTTCTTTTAAGCCTTCAGACAAGTCTTCAACTTCACGTAACACAGTTGAACCTTCATTGATCAATCTTTCCAATTTTGCCTTTTCTTCTGGACCATAATTTCTACCTGACATAAAATTCTCCTTGTTTGCCTATTATATACTAGTTATCTACACAATGCAACCTCTAAGAAATTTTAGAGGTGAAAATGGCAGAAATAAATCTGCCATTTTATTTTGTATTAACGTCTGTGAGCTATTTTAAGCCAGCGAGCTAATTCATCTGACGACTCGTCTAGTTTATTCCAATTCACTCCAGGAGTACCAGAGCCAATTGGATTGCCATCGCGATCTGTCAAACCGTATTTTGGTTTATCCGCAGGTGCTTTAATTCCCACACCTCCCTGAGTAGGTAATCTACTTGCCGCATCACGATCAGCAGCCGCTTGTTTAGCATCTTGGGCCGCTTGATCTTTAGATCCCTTGGCTGCACTAATTTTTTCTTGAGCATTTGATATAGCCGCTACTGTTTGAGGATCATTGTCACCATCAAGCCCTTTCATGATATCTAACATTTGATCAATAATTGCCTGTTGTTCAGGTGTCACTTCACTACCATCTGGACCTACTGGTGGTGTCGGAGCAGGTGCTGGAGCAGGTGTCGGAGCAGGTGTCGGAGCAGGTACTGGAGCAGGCACTGGTTGGTCGTCTCGTCTTACAGGAGCAGGTGGAGTATCATTCGTTGCTATATTGTAAATACCTAATGCTATCAAAGCAGCCGCTAAGGTTTTTCCTTTATTTGCTTTTAACCAGTCTGCAACTCTACTTTGTTGAGCAGGCGGAACCATTCTCCATTCTATATCAGCAACATTATCTGGTCTAGCCACTTGTCTTACATCTGTCGAAACAGCAGTACTTGCTGGTTCTCTTACTGCTACCGCAGTTCCGGGTGCAGCCGCTGGTGCTGGCAGCGCAATCTGACGTTCCGCCGCCGCGCCCGTCTGCCCAGTTCTACGCTCACTTCTACGGAAAAGGTCGGTAAACCAATTTTCAGACATTAATTCTTCTTCTGAATATCCAAAACTCTCGATTAAATTTTTAGCAATGTCGCTGTTGAATTCAATGCTCTCGGCTTTCATTCCTGTCCCATAGCCTCCGAGTCTCGGTTTTGCAACAGGTTCTCCACCTACCATCAAGTTGGCAGGAGTAGTAACGCCAGTTTCTGGATTAGTTGTACTACCGTCAGGATTGGTAATTGTGGTATTTTCACCCTTAGCATTAACACCGTTATTACCGATTGCTTTTAGTACTGAGTCCTTGGTTTGACTTATAGTCGGAGGTGTTGCCGATTTTTGAGCCATTTGATTTTCACCAGGTTTGCCGATTGCTTTTAATACTGAGTCCTTGGTTTGATCTATAGTCGGAACTTTTGATTTATTCTTACCACCCTTTAATTGACTCAATTGGTAAGCTAGGTCATTTAATTTATTTACAGCATCGGTATTTGAACCAGCTTGTCTAGCAACTGGTTTGTCTATATCAGCTAATTGTTGCAGATCAATACCAGCTACTTCAGACGAACCAAATAGATTTTTCTGCGCAACAGGAATAACTTTCAACCCTAATGTTTCTATGGCACTTTTTAAGGCAGCATCAACAAAATTAGTTCCCTTGTTGTACATGTCCATACTCATAGTACGGCCGGTTACAGTGTCTTCACCACCGCCTCTACCGTTACCGTCGCCCCACATGATCTTGCCATCTTCTTTGCCAATAACTGTCTTGCCTTGTGGCACTTGCCACTTGCTCACAGTTCGGCTTTTGATCAACTGAACAGCCGCTTCCCTAGCGCCATTGTCGGGCATTGGTTTCATATCTTCTGCGATTGCATCCAATTTGCTCATTAAGTCTCTTAAGTTCATGATATAGTCCTAGCTGAATTATTTTAATCTAACACGTTCTGCAATGATTTTAGCATACTGGTTCATTAGTTGTTTTCTTTCTTGTTTGTTTTCTTGTTCACGTTGAGCAATAGCTTGTCCAGCTTCTTGGAAATATGTTCCGATCACACTATCACGGCCAACTCTAGACGGAGTTTTTTCTCTTACTTCTTGATAGTGTTGCATGGCCATTTGAACTGGTAGTGTAACTTTATGAGGACTTGCTTCTTTTAAAATTTGAACATTGGCGTTTTTATCTACGATAGATAAAAATTTACTCATGTCATTTACACCTACTATGGGTTTAGTAGCAACTGTATCTAACGACTGTAGTATGCGCTTCATGTCCATATGCTTAACCGTGTAACAGTTTGTGTGTTAATAATTTAATACGAGCTAGATCTGCACTTTCACTAACAGTAAACCCCGATGGAGCACCAGGACCATCTATGTCGGCTTCTAAATATACAGGGTAAGTTTTACCCTTGTACTGAACTATGGATTTGTGAAAGTGTCTTGCGCCAACGTATGCGTCAATGAACGCTGGGTCTTTTTCAAGTGCTGGATCAATCCCAGGTTCAATACCGTTCGCGGCACAAAACGCTGGATCTCTTATTTGATCTTGTGTGGGTTGCATTTCACCATCTTCCTTAAATACCTTGTTAACAGCATTGACGCCTTTGTCGATCGCACCACCAGGTCCTGTAATACCATATTTGTCTAGGGTATCTGGAATACTAGGTATGCTTATACCATGTTTTTTCATAATATTAAATATAGTATTAACGGCCACCGACCATAACATACTTTGACCGATTGCATATGCAACTTCTCCCAAAAAAGCTGTCGTGGATAATCCAGCCGCCGATAACTTCTCGATTGGATTAATATATTTAAGTTTAGAAAAAGCGAATTTCATTATGCTAGCAACTCTCTGAATTTTAGTAGCATTAGCGGCAATTGCCGCTACTTCTCCAGCAGGTCCACCGAACGCACCAACTACTACACCAGCACCGATAAATCCTAAATCCATAGCGATATCAAACTTGGTATACGGGATGTCATCAAAAATCCTGTCATTTAACCATGGAAACTCCTCATAAACTGAGTAAGCACCCGCGGCAGCACCACCGAGTCCAACTGCTTGTATACTTTTGTTACCAGTTGTAGTCGCGGCCTGTCGAGTAAGAAGATCCGCGGCGACACTTGCTTCGGATATCAAACCAGGATCAATATCTCTTATTAGCACAATATTATCCTAGCAAGTGTTTGGTCAATTCACGTAAACGTGTCATGTCTGCTGATTCTGGAATTGGCTTGCCTGGCTTGCCTGGAATACTCTTGCCACCCACTGTCATTGTAGTATCACCCTCTTCACGAGCTTTCTTTAATTTACCAACAAACTCATTACCGCCTTCGACAGCTTTCTTTTCAACAGCTTTCTTTTCAGCAACATATGCACTAGTTTCTTTGATCTTTTCCCACATTGCTTTGGCAGCTTCTTTAACATCTTTCTTTTTAGACAAATCGTTTTTGCCCTTGCCATCTGCCGCAAATGCCGGCACACTCTTGCCATTGACTTTTTTCATTGGCATAGTTTTTTGAGATTCATACATACCACTACCACTACCACTACATTCCTTTAAACCATGCACTGGGCACTTTTTGCCTTTTGCTGTGTGGTTGCACTTTTCATCCGCAGCCTCTGCAAGACCTTCGTCTTCATCTGGAATTCCATTTTTGTTAGCATCCATACGCTTGTGCGCGGCATGAGTGGCCTTCATCATAGTGTTGTATTTTGCAACTTTACCAGCGTGATCTGGATGTACTTTTACAGGTGCTTTGGGAACATGTCCTGCTCCACCGCAATGATCGCATGGTTCCATGTTTTCATCCATAACTTTATCACGGTTGTCAAACTTTTCACTGTTTTTCATTCCCCATGTCTTGTCTTTCTTTGGAGAAAACTTTTGTGCAGGAGCTTTTTCTTTCTTTTCTGCGGCTGATTGTGATTTAACATTACTAGCTATTTCACCGTGTTCTTCATCGCTGTAACGATTAGGATTTTCTTTGTGCTTAGTTACACCTTTAGAACGAGTAATTTCACCACCAGTTGAGGATTTTTCTTCTTTGATCTTTTCAGCTTGTGATTTTTTCAAATCTGCCATTTTCATTTTAGCTTCAGCTAACACTTCTTTAAGTTTCATTTTTTGTCCTTCGCTTAATGTATCGCTGTTGTCTAAATGATGTCCATACTCGCTGAACTTCATTTCATATTCTAAATAGTGATAAACGCTGGCGATATAATCAGCGGCTTTAGTGATCTTAGCTTGCACCCATGCTTCTAATTGATCGTCATCATGCATTTGTTGAAATAGCTTATGACTGTAATTAGCTAGCTTGTACAAGTCAGCTTTGGCCATTGCACCTTCGCGATCTGTTCCACCGTCTGGGGTACCGGCTGTTTGTTGTGGGTCCATTTCTGGATTCATTGCGTCTAATTCTGGCATGGTATGTAACTCCGTTATCTTTATATATTTATCGTTTGATGCTTCCGCCAGTCATTAGATTTGCATCTATGTCTAGGGCGTTTTTAGCTGTTCCGTCTTTGTTTTTAGGCTGGCTAGGCGGTTTATTCTTGTATGCAGGGCCTATAGCTACGCTAGCGGCAGTAGTCATGTTAGCTGGCGCACTGGCAGTTTCACTAATAGGAGCACCTGTTTCATGCACTGTAGCTTTCTTACCCTTGTTTTGTAAACTCTTAGCCACAGCGGCAGCATGAGATTTACTAGCAAATACTTTCCATGTTCTACCATCAATTGCCACAGCATAGTTATTAGTTTCGTCTCCTAGTTCATGTTCCATCTCTTGACGTTTAAAATCACGTCTTTCGCGAGAACCAAGGCTTGGAGCATGCGGGTCTGCAAATCCGTGATTATATGTTTCGAACTTAATAGGAGCACTGCCAAATGGTTGTGTACCTCTCCATGTACCATCTGGCTGTTGTTTAGCATTTGGCCAGCGTGTTAGATAATCCTGAAGCCAAGTCTTATATGCTGTTGTCATAGCAGAATATTCAGCATCTGTTAGTTGCTCGTAGTTAGGTATTTTATTGGGATTATAAAATTGCCCATTGTCATTAACTGGAATACCGTATTCTAATTTTTGACCTAACGAACTTTGTGTAACAGGTCCAGGCTTAGTATAATCGATTCCACCTTCATTTAATATATCTAGTATTTTCATATCTATTTTCCCACAGGTTTTTCACCCGTCATGTACGGCAAACTAAACCATAATTTAAACCACTCGGGTGTGCCTGGTTTAATATTTTGCTCTCGTTGTATTTGACCTAAATTGTTTCCGGTCACACTGATATTACTTCCTTGATTAGCACGATATTCATGTAATCTAGCATCGCCGCCTAATCCGCCCATGCCGGATAGTATCTTTAATTCTTGTATAGGATCATTAGGTGCAAGATAACAGTCATCAGGACTATCCTGATTTAAATCTTGAGTTGTAATCTTATACTGTTTCATTATACACCGTACTGATTCCGTTTAGGTTTAGCAACAGGGCTAGTTGTATTTGTTTCTTTAGGTTCATTACTACCCATTGACGATAACGCTTTAATTTTAACTCCTAGAGCCTTAGCACTATGATTAATCATTTCAGTATCAACATCAGTAAACTGTGTTAACACCATTTCGTTAGCTGCCGGACCTTCATGTTCTGAGGCATTATTTGGACTGCCTGCCATATGCACACCTAGCCGATACATGTTATAGTATTGACCTGGCCAATCTGGAATAGTTACCATACCAGGAATAGCATCATCGTGTTCTGGATTTATCTTATTACGTTGACCGTTATTAACATGACCTGGATGAGTTCCACTACCGTCAGATACACCAGTATCATCTGCTTCTCTAAGTATAATAAACTCTTTTGCTCTCATCTTATACTCCGTATTGGTTGCGTTTAGATTTTGCCACAGTACTTACTACGTTTGTATCTGTCGGCTCTTTACTCTTACCACGTTTTTCTAATTCGCCACCGTCTGTTGGTATAGTTGCCCTTGCTTGGTTAACCATCATCTGTTCTTCGTCTGTAAACGGAAATGCAATATTATATTTTTCAAACCAACTACTATCGGGCATGTCAACAGGCTTGTTGCTTTTACCGTCAGCCATGGCAGTTGCCATCATCATACGATTTAAATGATATACACGATCGTATCCACCAACATCGCGGAACAAGGTAAATCCTTGACCAGCATCAACTGCGTGACCATGCATTTTACCTCCAGGTGTATTACTTAGTTCGCTTATTATAGATTTATTCTTTAATGCCCGTGCAACTTGATTAGCACTCTTTATGCCTTCCGCCACACCTTTCTGTACCATCTTCTTGCCAGTGCGTGGATCTACTCGTTGTGAATCTTTAAATGCCTTGGTTAATACATCTTCCGCATCTTTAGTTGCTTTTTTA